GTTAGAGCGCAGCATTCATAATGCTGATGTCCCAGGTTCAAGTCCCGGTGTAGCCACCAGACAAAACAAGGGGTTAGCGAAAGCTAGCCCCTTTTTTGTTTGTACCGGTGACTACGGAGTGACTACGGCTTGCCTACCGGGTCTTCGGGGCGACGTTAGCCCGCTTCTTTCACTGCTCCTGTGGCGCTGGCCGACTCAGCTTTCAGCTTCTCAAGCTGCAGGCGTGAAATCTCAAGCTGAATCCTCGTGTGTTCGTCTTGCAGCGGCTGAATCACTCTATGCCAGCGCATAAAGCCGAACCAGATCCCCGAAATGGCGATCCCAAGAAGTACGCCGAGAGCTCGGTGGAAAAACTTCCGGTCGGAAGCAATTACCTCCAGTTGCCGCTCAAGTATCTGTTTTCTCACAGCATCTTTAGTAGATAGCTCTTTGGCTTCTTTCAACACTTCAAGCTCGGGAAGTATTGCTATCACCTGCTCATTGGCGGACTGCTGGACGTATAGAAACGCTCCTAGCGAGAAGATCAAGAGCAGCAACGAGAACAATGCATAGAACTTGTAGATGTTGTCGGTGGGGAGCGGAATCTTACTTTCCATGTAGCGAGCCACTAGCCGGTTAGGAAGCAAGAACCTTATCAGTCCCGGCACCTTACAGGCCATGGCTGACAACTCCGCTTTGAGCTAATGGCGATAGCCGCAGTGCCGATTCCAAGTGATCCGGAGACAGGTGCGCATAGCGCATAGTCATCGTGATCGACGAGTGTCCCAGGATTCGTTGCAATCCGAGAATGTCCCCACCCGCCATCATGTAGTGACTGGCGAAGGTGTGCCGCAGGATGTGGGTCATCTGGCCCGGTGTATCGAAGCCGCAACGCTTGTAGGCGCACCGAAAGGCCGACCGGCAGGGCATGAATAGGCGACCGTTCCCAGGCATGCCCACCTTCAAAGCCAGATCCTCGACGTCTTTCGGAATCGGCACGGATCTCGACTGGCGGTTCTTGGTGCGGTGGAAGTGAGCCTTACCCCCGTAGATCGCGGCACGGGTCAGTGATTCGGCTTCGTCCCAGCGGGCACCGGTAGCCAAGCAGAGCAGGGCGACGGGGTAGGTGTGATTGTTGGTAGAGCGCTTGCACTCTTCGAGCAGCTGGCGGATCTGCGGCAGGGTAAGAAAGGTCAGCTCTACCTGATCCGTCTTGATCTGCCGGACATTGGCGAGCGGGTTCTTTCCTACCCAGGCACCGAGCCGGATCAGTTCCGAGAACACGGCAGACAGGTAGCGTTGCTCATGGTTGACCGTATGCGGCGACGCCACTTTCAAGCGCTGTTGCCGATACCGCGCCCAGGCCAGTGCGTCGAAGGACGAGGCGAGCGGATCGCCGAGCCGTTTGGCGATCGCCAGCGTTCTCGACAGACGTGTCTTCTCGTCTTTGAGCGTGCAGCCGTGCAGCTGATGCCAGAGGTTCACCAGATCCGATAGCCGATCATCCAGCGGTCGCCCGGTTTGCGTCAGGCTTTTGAAGAAGTCCGTTTCGTAGCGCTGAGCTGCGGCCTTGGTCAGAAACCCTTTCTTGCGAATACGGCGTCCGCTTCTCCCGTTTTCGTAGAAGTCAGCCGTCCAGGTCTTACCGTCCTTGCGTGCCGTCATACAGCGCGACCCCACCGCACATGCCGTTCCTGAAGCAGGTTCTTGATGTGCTTGTACAGATCCCGCTCTGTCATATCCTTCGAGGCGTAGTGGTCACGAATGACCGGCCAGCATTCCCATTCCTTCAGTCGATCAAATGCGGTTTTAGCGCCCACTCGCTCCCGTGCCAGCAGGCTTACGAAGTTTCCCAGGAACAGTTCCACGTTCTTGCCCGAGAAGCCCCGTGACGTCTTGTAGTAACGCTTGTATTCGGTTTCATCGACCAGAGAGTCGACCGGTACATCGACACGAATGTCGTCGCGGATCAGCGTCCAGATGGGCTCGAAATAGCCGGGGCGCGCGAGCAGCTTGAATTGGCCCAGCCCGTAGCGCCACAGACCGTCCAGATGGGCTGAGAAGGCGGCATAGGAGTCTGTGTCGATAGCTTGGCCGGTCTTCGCGTCAATCGAGCCGCTGGCGAATTGTTGGATCACTGAGTGGTGATAGCGCAGCTCGATCCGCCACACGTCCGCTTCTGGATCATAGTTTTCGGGATCGGCCGGATCGAACGAATCCCGACGACGCCAGACGCTTTCCCAGTAGTCGAGCTTGTCCTGTGAGCGTGCCTGGATTGTCTTGTTGTAGATCCCGAGCTGTACGCCACCAGCGGAGCCAAACAGGAAGGATTGCCCTCGACCATAGGTGGCAGCTTCCATGGTCCACTGGATCTCCTTGATGCCCGAGATATCGCGGTTGGCGCGAGCGCGGCAGTGCATGCGGGCGGTCAGATCAGCCGGGGGCTCCCAACCTTGCAGATCCAAGGCGAGGTGGACGGCGCATTGGTTCCGCTCGCGGTGGGTCATCACGGCTGCAGCGTAGTAGTCCATCCGCTCTTGCAGACGCTCAGGCGACAGGGCGTCGATGGCATGCGGCGATACCTCGATTTTCAGGTGCGGGCCGATCTGTTCCAGCTTCGCGTTGAAATTCTTGATGAGCAGGATGAATCCGAGGTCGGCATTCTGAAGCTTGTACTGGTAGCCCGAATCCCGGCCAACCCGACCGGCATGCCAAAACTCGCCAGCGAACTGGACCATTGCGCCCGGTTTCTCAAACAGCGCCATGATCTCGGGACGGATCAGCCCGCGGTACAGCTGGCGGACCGTATCGACGCCGCAACGCAGCAAACGGACCTTGGATAGATCGACTATCCGAGCGGTGCCCGGGTCGACGAATAACCGGCTTTGACTGTCTTCCAATCCGGTCAGGAGGTCGATTCGTTTGAAGTCTTTATTGGCCATTCTGTTTCCCCTTCACTATGGGTTACTAAGGTTGTTCGGTTGGATTTATCTGACGTGCTACAGGGACGTCAGCGCGCGCGTTTGCACGCCGGCTCGTGCCTCGCCGTGCGTGCAAAGAGCGCGGAGCGCACGCGCGCTGACGGTCATCACCACAGGAATTGCCCCTTCTGATAAGGCACGACAGTCATGTTCGTGCCACCGGCTGGCTGCGTTGCGACAGGGCGTGCCGCCTGCATCGAAGGAGGCGGGCTGTTCTGGACTTGCTGGGTTCGCTCGCCAGCGGAGCGATCAGGCAGGGTCGGATCGAAGAAGCCGTTCTCGACCACTCGCATGCAGAAGGCGAAGTCGGTTTCGACCCGCGTGCTCTGCTGCGTGTAGCACTGGCAGACGGTGGGCGTGCCGTTCACTACGGCATGCGCCATTCGCCCAAATTCGCGGGCATAGGTCGCGGGGTCGGTGCTTGACATGCAGTAGAGCCGGGGAAACGACACGGGCCGCGTCAGCTCGTCGTAGATCGGTGCCGACGATGGGACCTGCGGTATTCGAGGCACGCGCCGTCCGATGTAGCTGGCGACGCTTTCAGGCGCATCGGTCTTCGCTTCGCCCACGGGCTTGATGAACGCCCCGACCGTATCGCGTACCTGATCGACCATGCTGCCGGCCGGCGCGCCGCTGGCTGTCTCGGCTTGCGCTTTCTCGGTGTTGTACCGCTCGTAGGCGCGATAGACGAGGATGCCGGCACCGACCAGCACGCAGATGGCCAGGATGAACTTGGTCGGCACCTTGGCCTGGAAGTGGTGCTTGGCGTTGGTGCTGGTGTAGGCGCCGAAGTAGCGCTTGTCCAGGCGCAGCGACTTCTTGTCCGCGTCCTTGAAGCTGGTCTTCAGCTCGACCTTTTCCACCACCACTTCCGACTCGAAGCGCAGCAGCTGGGCGGACTTGAACACCCGCCAATAGTGGATGTGCGTGTTGCACAGCCGACGCAGGTGCACATCGAGATAGCGCGGGTCCTGGGTGACGAGGTGCACTTCGTGGCCCTGGTGGCGCATGGTCTCGAAGCGGGTGATGTGCTCCGGTGGCCGCGCCCTGGGATCGCGTGAGCCAAACCAGCCCTGCGCTTCATCGACCACGATGATCGAATCGTTGGGCAGCTCGAACCACTTCTCGGGGTCTTCGAACTCGAACCACTGCGCTTGCAGCTGATCGGGCTTGAGGCCGTTGATGTTGTGGAAGTAGACGACCCGGCCTTCGGCATGGGCCTTCTGGTCCACTTCGCGAATGGTGTTCAGAGTCTTGCCATGGCCGGGCTTGCCGGTACGGATAACGAGCATGACGGCGCCTCCTTATGCGTCGATAGAGGTGCCGCCCGGCTTATGCCAGACCTGATTACGTTTGCGGTCGGTAGCCTTGTCGATGCCGGCGAGGATGAAGCGCGTGGAGATCGCAGCGAAGTACAGGTTCACCACCACATCGAACTTCGCCAGTCCGAGAATCCCCTGGATGACCGGCCCGACATCGCCCATCAGGCCGAACAGGTAGTCCTGCGCCTGGCCAATGATGAGGTTGAAGCCCATGTAGGAGACGAAGCCGAAACCGATCATTTTCAGCACCATCTTCACCAGCGGCCCAAGCACGATGATCAGCATCTGAACGATGAATAGGAATTGCATTACTGACCTCCTACGCCGCGGCCTACATACAGGGCGGCAAGAACGGTAGCCACGGCCACGAACAGGCCACTCAGGTCACTGGCGGCGCGGCAGAGCGGTTCATAGCTGAGCTGGAAAGTGCGGCCGCCTGCTGTGGTCAGGCTGAAGCTCTCGGCGGCGGGACAGGCGGACGGAAGAAAGCGGGTGCCCTGGTTGATGAAGGACGGCACGTCGATGACGCCGGAGCCTTCATCCAGTTGGAACCTGTCGCCGGTAACAGCCGCCTCGATGGCGGGCTTGTGCTTGGGGAAATCAGTCATCTCCTCAGCGAGGCACAGCTGTTCCTTTTGCTGCCGGAGCACTTCGCAATCAATCGGGTCACCGCTGCAGGAGAACGCGGCATCGCAGGAGCCGGCAGAAGCCAAACGCTCCGGGCCTTCTTCGACTTCGTCTTCGCCCTCCTGGCTTTCCTTACAGCCAGAGCCTTTGCATTCCTTGCTTTCGTTGCCTGGGGTGCCGTCAGGGTTGGTGCCGGATGTGGACTTTTCTTCGGCCGTGGTCGACGTACAAGGCTTTGTGCCAACGCAAACGGTCTTGTCGGTGGTCGTGTTGGTTTCCGTCTTGGTGGAGCCGTCCGGGTCGGTGGTCTTGGTGGTTTCCTCGGTTTTCGTGGTGTCTTCGTACCGAGGTGCCGGCTTGCCGGTGGTGCAGTGCAGGTAGTCCGCGGCGTTGCTGCAATTGAGCTGGCCGGGCTCTCTCAGTTTTTCGCTACTGGTGCAGTTGCGCGATTGCGAGCCGTCCGCGTTGGTGACCCAGTCACCGCATTGGCTTTCGCTGGTGAACTGAGGAGTGCTGTCGGCCGGCGGCTTGGACGGTGGCTGATCGAAGACGCTGCCGGGAGGCGGGTTGTTCGAGGTGCATTGCGAGCCGGCACCCCGGTAAACCACCTTGCAGTAAACGGAGTCCAAATCCTTGCCGGTGGTGTCTTCCAGAAAACGGTTGCAGCCTTTAACCGTGGCGGTGCGGTTGTAGAGGCAGCCACTTTCACAAATCGAGGATGGCGGCAGCGACGGCGGTACGGACGGGTCCAGCGATCCGGCGTTGTACTCGTGGACGAATTCGCCGGTTGCCGTGGCGCATTGGTCCGGTTCGGGCGCCACACACTCACCGGTAGCTGTGTCGTACTCAGAATTGGCAGGGCAAGAATCACCACCGCGGTAAATAGTCCGGTTTGCATCGAGCCAGGTCTGGAGCGTGTTTTTTATAAAACACGTCGCAACGCTCCCATTACCTGAAACCTCAGTTCTGACGTATTCGCGATGCGATGGGGCTTCTTGCACAAAAGACATACAGGCCGAGACAGCGCTGGAAAATGCCTTATCTTGATAGCCGGTCCAAAAGTAATCAGCAGCACTGGCAGTCGTATGCCAGAGCACCAATGACAGCACGGCAACTAGATATCTGTTCATCCCTACACCCGCCCAAAAAACACGAGATAAAACGCCAGGGTGGTGAGGATCAGGACGTACAGTTCGTAGCTCATGGCGTTTCCCTGGAAGAGAAAACCCCGCCGGAGCGGGGTTTGTTTGCTTCGGCACATGCAGTGCGCGGTTCCCGGTTACAGGGCGCGGCGCATGT